CTCATTGGTGGATGGGACTACGATCGTCGTGAAACCAAGTGGAGAAGGGTTGACACTGAACCATGATTGTCCTATAATAAGCAGGTAATCAAACGAACCCCATGCAAGACGAGTACCTCACACGATGCGTTGTGGATCCCGTGTCCCGTAAGTTCTTTCTCTATTCTAATGAAGGTGAAGAACGTGTCGTGGATTGCGATACCGTGGATCAGTTCATGGCCGTGCTTGAACTGTGTCGTGATAACCTGGACGAGGACACACTTGCGTATGCTGACCCCCGTACCAAAAACGACTTTTAATTCCATTTTTGGTCGAAAAAAAATTCCGGTAAAAAATTGACCTGTAGGGTTTTTTGAAAATGATCAACCACCGACCATCCCTTTACAAAGAAATTCTAACGTGCTACGATTATGAGACCAGAAACTCGACAATCTATGGAAATGTTATTTTGTGCGAAATGGAATTTACCCAAAGCAGCAAGAAATGCAGGTCTGACCAACAAGGAGATGAAAATCACCTTTAACGAATATTGCACGTTTCATCCCCCTACCTATGAGACTGAATAATCTTAAAATCTACTGTCAGACCGAAGAAGACCAATCTAACGTATTTGACTTCCTCTTTTGCGAATATCAAAATGATATCAAATACTGCACTTGGGAACCTGATGGTGATGATGAGAATCCTGGAACTTGGGGAATGTTTATCGATGACTTCCCACCTGAACTTTGGGACAAAATGATTAATTACCTAGAAAGTGAAGATTCTTGGGTTCTTGAGGAAACAGTAGAGATGGCATTAGACGATGACGACAATAATGTCTACAAGGAGTATTATCCTTGATTTTTTGCGAGTGTGGCGGAATCGGTAGACGCACCAGACTTAAAATCTGTTGACCGTTAAGGTCGTGGGGGTTCAAGTCCCCCCACTCGCATTACCCTAAATATTTTGGGGTAAACTATGGGAACCCATGAAATACCGTATAGATACGCAGTATTGTTGGTACAACAGAAAAAAATTTATTGTATTAATGTATTTCATACAAAATGTTCCTTTCACCTTTGACGAACTTCCTGATTTTGCTGTTCACGATGCAGAAGTTGTTGAAATAGCAAATAATTGTAAGTCATGGGAACCAGAGGAACTATATAGAGCATCGTTTTATTTGATGGATGAGTTATGTCATCCTTTGATGTTTGAGGTAGAGTTAGAAAATCCCGAACTGCTGCCTGTAGATTGACTGCCAACTTAGCTCAGCTGGATAGAGCAGGGTTTTTGTAAAGCTCAGGTCAACGGTTCAAGTCCGTTAGTTGGCTTATTATAGAGGTATTATGAAGATTAACCTTTGGTATTCTAAAAGTATGCAACAGTGGAGATGGACTCTTTGTGAAGAGTTTAAAAATGGAGTGACAAAACTTGAACAGCACTCAGGTCAACAAGAAGACCTAAGACATGCTATGGATGATGTGGCAAATACAGTAGAATACATACTTGACAAACCAAAAGAGAAGTAATATAATATAAGTTCCTTCCGTGTGAATAGTGGCACATTGTGCATCCTGACCTCCCATTGGGAGGTTTTTTTATGGATAAATAATCCATAACGGAACTATAAGTACGAATAAGATGGGTCTTTCCAGATTAGATAATTTTCTGAAATCATCGCGTGGCACTATCATTTATGTGGATCCAAGTAGTCTGGATTCAACTGATAGTATCGAAAATAGGGGCAATTCTCTGACTCGTCCTTTTAAGACAATCCAGCGTGCTTTAATTGAAGCAGCAAGATTTTCGTATCAGAGAGGTTTGAATAATGATAGATTTGGAAAAACTACTATTCTCTTATATCCAGGAGAGCATATAGTAGATAATAGACCCGGATACATTCCAGATGGAATCAATAACTATAGACGCAGAGATGGAACTCAGTCAAATGACTTGCCTGCATTTGACTTAACAACAAATTTTAGTTTAGAGTCTCCTAATAATGATCTGTATAAACTTAATAGTGTTCATGGTGGAGTAATTCTTCCCAGAGGAACTTCTATTGTTGGTCTTGACCTTAGAAAGACTAAAATTCGTCCTAAGTATGTTCCTGACCCAGAAAATGATGATATTGCAAGAAGTGCTATTTTCCGTGTAACTGGTGGATCTTACATTTGGCAATTCAGTCTGTTTGATGCAGATCCAAATGGTTTGTGTTATAAAGATTATACATCAAATACCTTTGTTCCAAACTTCTCACACCATAAACTCACCTGCTTTGAATATGCAGATGGTATAAATGGTGTAAACATTAGTGATATTTTCCAGACGTATTCTACAACAAGAACTGACCTGGAAATGTATTATGAAAAAGTAGGTCTTGTTTATGGACAATCTTCTGGTCGTGCAATTGAACCAGATTACCCGTCTAGTAGTCTTGATATCCAACCTAAGATTGATGAATATCGTATTGTTGGATCAACTGGTGGTAGTGTAGGAATTTCTAGTATTAAAGCAGGTGATGGTATTGTTTCAACAAATACCATCACAGTAACAACTGATTCTGCAGTTGCTGGTTTAGAGGTAGATAGTCCATTCAGAGTTGAAGGTATTAGTGTTGCTGGATATAATGGGGAGTTTGTTGTATCTGATAAGCCAAGCAATAATCAGATTCAATATAAGGTTCAGAATGCTCCAACAATTCCACTTCCAGCACCTACAGGAGCAACATTAGCACTTTCATCCGATACTGTTACGTCAGCATCTCCATATATCTTCAACATCTCCTTGAGATCTGTTTTTGGTATGTGTGGTATGGAAGCAGATGGTAATAAAGCCACTGGATTTAAGTCAATGGTCGTGGCACAGTTCACGGGCATTGGTCTACAGAAGGATAATAATGCATTTGTTAGGTATAATCAAGAATCACCTTCAACAGGAAACTACGATGATAGCACCGTCGTAGATAATCTTAGTAATGATTCTAAAGCAAGATATAAACCAAATTATAGAAGTTTCCATATAAAGGTATCAAATAACTCCTTTATTCAGGCAGTTTCTATCTTTGCTATTGGATTTGCTGAGCACTTTGTAACTGAAAATGGTGGTGATATTTCACTGACCAACTCTAACTCTAACTTCGGTGCAAATGCATTGACATCTGTTGGATTTAGAACAGATGCATTTGTTCAGGATAATCAAGGTTATATTACTCATATCATTCCACCAAAAAGAGTTCCTCTTGCAGAAACTTCTATTGAATTTGATTCAATTGATGTTGCTAAGACTGATGTTGTTGCTGGTGTTGGTAAAACAGGAAATCTTTACTTACTTGGTAAAACTAATGTTGATTCTCCACCAGAAAATGTCATTGAAGGATATAGACTCGGTGCAAGAGAAAATGATGCATTAAAAGTTCTTATTTCTCAGTCCGGAACTGTAAATGAATATAGTGCTCGTATTGTTATGCCAGACAATACAGACAATCCGACTATCAGTGGAGAAAAGTCTTTTAAAGTAAACAGAAGTGTTGCTGGAATTAACAGTATTGGTGCATATAGTGATGGAAGTGGTACTAATGTCATTACACTCACTGCTAATCACAAATTTATAAATGGAGAATCAGTTAGAGTTCTTAGTAGCACTGGTCAACTCCCTGACGGATTAACTCCAGGTGCTGTTGCTTTTGCAATTACTACTGGTCTTTCTGCTAATAATATCAAACTTGCAAAAACCCGTAATGATGCAATTAACGGTACTGCACTGGCAATCAATGAAAAGGGTGGAGAACTGACTGTTGTAAGTAGAGTATCGGATAAGAACTCTGGTGATATTGGACACCCAATTCAATTTGACACTGCAAATTCTCAGTGGTATGTTAATGTTTCCACTGATCCAACTGAAAATACAATTTATTCTACTATTGTTGGTCTTGGAACTACATCTCTTGGAACTGCAACTCCAAGAACATTCATTAAGAGAAGAACTGATACAAGATCTTCCCTTGATAAAACATATAGAATGAGATATGTTATTCCTGCAGGTTCAGGTGTTAATGCAAGACCACCTGTTGAAGGATTTATTATTCAAGAATCTGGAACTACTATTGCACCTAATAATGCAGAAATTCAGACTTACTTTGGAACTGGTTCACTTAACAATCTGAATGAGCAGAGAAACTTCAGATTTATTGCAGGTGCATCTTGGAGTCTGGGTGTAGCAACTATTGATACAGAACTTCCACATAATTTGGATCCAGGATGTTTTGTAGAAATTAATAATGTTCTGAGTGCTAACAACGCTTCAGGTGCTATGAATGCTGGATTTAACGGTCAATATGAGGTAACTGGTGTTACTAATTCTAAGCAGTTTACAGTTAATATTACTACAAATCCTGGTGCATTCTCAAATGACACTAGTAACAGAAATACTTCATTACCGTATTTCAAACGCAAGAGATATCACAATACTTACTACGTTTATAGACTTTCTGAAGCACAGAAGTATATCTCCGGTGAGCAAGATGGAATTTACTATCTGAATGTTCTTAATGCATCCGTTCAACCAACAGTTGCACCTTTTACTGGAGACAAGTATTCTCAACCTGTTAAAGAACTCTTCCCACAGATAAGCAGAGATAATGTTGTTTCTGACCCAGAACCATCAGAATGTTTTGCTGCATCAAGTCTGATTGGACTAGTTGATATTAATGATTCTAGAAAGAGTATTACTAGAGAAACTCTTAATAAAATGGTTGCTGATAACAATACTGGTGTTAGCATAAGCAATATAAATTCTCACTCTGGATCTGGTATTGGTCACACAATTCACACCTCATATGATCATGGTCTGAATAGAATTACAAAAGTTCAGAGAACAAATGATGGTAGTGGATATACTGATGGAACATATTATAATGTAAAATTAATCGCAGCAACTGGAACAACAGTATCTGGTAGTCATGCAACAGCAAAAGTTGTTGTCAATTCTGGTCAGATTAGTGGTGTTACCATCATGGACGGTGGTTCTGCATATTCAGTTGGTGATAGATTGACATTTAATGGGTTAACTTCAAGTGGAACTGAAGCTACAGTTGATGTGTCTAATGTTTATAATAATGTTGGAGATGTTGTTAGAGTTACTGGAATCAGTTCTGAATCATATAATGGTTATAATTCTCTTTACAGAATTACAAGTGTAAACAATACAACTTCAATTAATGTTTCTTCTGCATCTTCAATTTCTTCCGATAATAGAGCAGTTGATAGTGGTGGTATTGGTGCAAATAATGCATCAAGTGCATACGTATCATTGATTGGAGAATCAATTAGTATTTTCTCATTATCCTATGATCATACGTCAGGTATTGCGACAGTCGTTACTAATACAAAGCATGGATTTAATGTTGATAGATCTATCACAATTACTGGTGCAGATCAATCTCAATATAATGGATCTTTTGTTGTTACGAAAGTCAATTCTGTAACTACTTTTGAAGCACAACTTCCTGTTGGAACATCATCACCAATTGCAACAGGAACTATGTTTGCATTACCTGAAGGATTTGCATCCAATAGTGGAAATATTACAATTGAGAACGAAAATCTTAATGGTAGAATGGTTCCAACTTATGCTGGGATCACAACTACACTTTCAAATACTATTTCCAATGCATCTACATCTAACGTCAATATTCAAGGTGTAGGTAATCTTGATCTTAAGATTGGTGATTATCTGATGGTCAATAGTGAACTTATGAGAATTAAGGATACTCCTACGGGTACTAATCCTATCAAAGTCTTCCGTGGAATTCTTGGCACTAAGGCAACAACTCATAACATTGATTCAACCATTAGAAGAGTCAAAGTCAATCCAATTGAACTTAGAAGACACTCTATCATTCGTGCTTCTGGTCATACCTTTGAATATGTTGGTTTTGGTCCTGGTAATTACTCAACTGCATTCCCTGATAAGCATGATAGAGCAATCAGTGTTGATGAAGAATTAGTTGCACAGTCTGTTAAGAGAGAAGGTGGAATTAACTTCTACACTGGAATGAATGACAGAGGTATTTCATACTCTGGTAACAAACGTCTCAGTACTATTACTGGTAGAGAAGAAATCTTTGATACCCCGGTTGATAGTGTAGAGGGTGAGGATGTCAAAACTGTTCCAAACCTTAATGTTACCACTCCAGTTGAAGTTGTTGCAAGTCGTTCAATTACCGTTGAAGGTGGTCCTGATCAAAAAGTTATTTCAAAATTCAATGGTCCACTTATTGTCAATAACAAACTGACAGTCAATTCACCAAAGGGGTTAGAAGCAAATAACATTTTCATTCAAGGTGATGCAACAGTTTCAAGAAAATATACTGTTGGTATTGCAACACCTGCTCTTGCAGGTAACCCTGGAGACGTTGTTTATAATGCAAACCCAAGTGAAGCAGGATATGTTGGTTGGATTTATACTGTAGATAATGCTTGGAGAAGATTTGGTGCTATAAGTTTTGATTCCGATACCCTTGATGTTGTATTTGATAGTGTTGGTATTGGAACCACTAATTCTGGTGATGGATTATTGAGAGTTGGTGCAGGAACTTCATTATTTGCTGTTGATAATGATGGTGTTGGTATTGGAACAACTGCCAATGGAATTAAACTTCGTGTTAATGGAGACACCAATATTGACGGTACAGTAACTGCACTGCAGTTTATTGGAGATGGTTCTAATCTCTTTAACCTTGATAATGACACTAGATGGGGTGCAGTTTCCACTGGATTATATCCCAATGATCTTCTCAATGTAGGTATTGGAACTTCAGTACCACTTAGTGATGTTAATTTGACTGTTGGATATGTTGGTTCTTCTGGAACCTCTATGCATGTCTATTCGGAAGCTAAGTTTGACGGAATTATCAATACAAACGACCTGATAGTTTCTGGATTTAGTACTGTCACAGGCAATTTTGATATTCAGAATTCTTCTGGACAAGTTACTGCTGGAGTTATCACTGCAACCACACTGAATGTAGGTGCTGGTGGAACTATCATCACAACTGAAGTCGGAACAGGTTCTGTTGGTATCGGTTCTGAAACACCAACTGCGATGTTAGATGTTGGTGGTCATACAAAACTGAAGACATATTCTGAAAATGTCACTGCTGCATCAATTAATGATGCAAACGAAGTTAGGATTGATCTTTCTGTTGCACAATCATTTACGATTACTGCATCAGACAACATTGATTCCTTTATACTTGCCAATCCACCTTCAGGTTCAACTTCATTCACTCTTAAGATTGTTCAAGATTCAACAGGTGGTCGTTCTGTTGGTATAGATACATTTAAGACTACTGGTGGCCAAGTAATCCCGGTCTATTGGCCAGGTGGTGGAGTCCTACCGATTGTTACTACAACTGCAAATAGGACTGACATCTATTCGTTCAAGACATTTGATGGTGATAATGTTGCAACTGCTGGTCTGTATGGTGTCGTAGGAGGTCAGAACTTCGCATAATGGAAAATAACAACTTCAGAGGGATTCCAACATCCCTCTTCCTTAATGGACCAGAACTGGAGATTGTAACTAATCCACAAAATATTTCAGATATTACAGGTATTGCAACATTTACAGGAATTGCAACAGCAACAGGTCAAATAGATGGTGGATCTATTGCATTTCAATGGTATTATGATGGTAGTTTAGTAAGTAATTCAGACAATATTAATATTGTCAATTTTGATTCTGCAACAGGAACTGGGTCTTCTATTACTATTAGTAATATAAGTACTGAAAACGATGATGGAAAGTCTGTTTATTTTGTGGTAGATTACATTCCATCTGCATATTTTGAAGCAGGAATTGCAAAGTCTACTGCAAATGCTTTTAATGAACCATTGACTTCATCGGTTGCATCAATTGGAGTTTTACCTCAGATTAGCATTAACACTCAACCGACTGCTGCTACTGTAGCAACAGATAATTCTGCAACTTTTTCTATTGAAGGATCAATTTTACCCAATACATATTCATTGAGTTATCAATGGCAACTTGATGGCCAAGATTTGCCAGATTCTGGTAATTTTACTTCAGGTGGAAATACATTTGTTGTTGGTGGAGGACTTGGAGATACATTAACGATATCCTCCACAGCAATAACAACTGGGACTATTAGATGTAAATTAACACCTGTTGGTAGAAGTTTACCAGAAGTTATTTCAAATGAAGTTACTCTAACAATTACCTCACCTAGAAATATACTGAATATCGAGCAATATGACTATGGAAACTCAAGTGCAACTCTAACCAGTCATAATTTAGCAAATGGAACATTAACCGTGGATTATGCATCGTATCCAGGTAATGCTATTTGCCTCTATGCGCCAGAAAAGGACATTGAAGTTGAGATTGATATGCATGGTGGAAAAGGTACAACTCAAAGTGGTGTAGGTGGTGATGGTGGATATTCTAGAGTTAGATTTACGATGGATAAGAATGAAGAATATATTCTTACAGGATTATTCTCTTCAATAAATGCTCCATTCCTTTATAGAAAAGCAACTTTAATTGCTGTTGTTGGTGAAGGAGGTGCTGGTTCTAATGGTGGTTCAGAAAAAGGTGGTGATGGTGGCGGAATAAATCTTGCAGGTGAAGATGGTGGCAGCAGTGGTGGACCATTATTTGAAGCAGGAACTCTTCCATCCAATGGAATTTTTGGTGATAGAAATACTTTAACTCCTGTTACCCCTGATACTAAACGAACAGGATTAGTTAATGGAGAATATTTGGGGGGAAGAACTTTACCTTGTTCAAGAGGAGTTTATTGGAGAACTCAAGGAAAGGCACCTTGTGAAGATCTTGGAACAATTAAATTTAGAATTCCAGATGGAACTGAATTAACAAATACTGCGGAGATTGATCGTGGATATAAATCTGGATATAATATTATTCAAACATCATCTGGTAGTTTAGGAAGTGGATCAGTAAATAGTGGATCTGGTGCGACTGGTGGTGCTTCTGGTCAAAATGGTGTTTCTGGTGGTGGAGGATCGGGTTACACTGATGGATCTGTTGAAGTTCTTACTACTCAACTTGGTGGAAGTCAACATAACAATGCAACAATCGTAATAAGTCAACTTACTCCAGTAAGCATAACTCAAGATATTGTTGATAACCAAGGAACAACAAATGAAATTAATCCATTCAGTATAACAAGATATATTACTCCTGGACTGAGTGGAACTGAGGGTCATCCTGTTGGATCTATTTTATATACAGTTAATATATTGGATTATACCAATCCAACTCTAACAGCAAGAGTACTTAATACTTCTCTTAGAGGAAGTGGTCTTCAAGATCCTAATAATTCAATTGCTGTTTCTGGAGGATATCCAAGAATGATTTCTGCAAATACATTTGAAGTTGCTTTTGATATGATTAGTAGTCAGAATGCTAATGAAAGACAAGCAACATTCGTAAGAAATTTTGAACTTACAATGACTGCCAATGTATCTAATTTTGGAAACTAGAAAGTATAAATAGTAAAAAATACGCGGGGGAGAGTGAACCCGAATGGCAGTAAACAAGAATTTTGTCGTTAAGAACGGGTTAGAAGTAGCAGTTGATGCTTTAACTGTTGAAGCTTCTACTAAAAAAGTTGGTCTTGGAACAATAAATCCAACCGATACTTTAGATGTACGAGGTGGAATTGACGCAACTAACATTGAAGTCAAAGAGACTGTTCATGTTGGTTCTTCTGGAGATGTTTTTTATGCAAGTGATGCCACAAATAGAGTTGGTGTTGGAACTGCTTCCCCACAGTATACTTTAGATGTAAGGAGTGCTGCTAGTACAGGCATTACTGCATTATATGTTTATGGTGACATGGAAGTCACTGGTGATATTAATTTAGATGATATTACAGTAGATCGTGCAACAATAGCAGATCTATATGTTAGTGGAATTACTACCACTGTTGGACCTACCACTCTTGCCAGTAACGGTGGAATTACTACCACTGGTGGTGATTTATATGTTGGTGGTCTTTTGCATAATGCAATCAGTGGTCTTTCTTCTGAAGGAACTTTTGTTGGCACTGGAGCAACTGTTTTAGATTTTAAATCTACAAGTGGAAATAACATTACTGACCTGACTATAGGTTCAGGTATCGCTACTGTAACTATCGCACCAGGTGTATCACTTGGACTCGCAATCGCACTCGGCGGTTAATAAATACTCTTAACGAACTAAAACAATGGCAGAAGCATTTTCAAATTCTATAGTTAGAGCAGCTGGAAGTGTAACCAGTTATTCGGGAAGCACGGTTGCTGCGGGAAGTACAGAAATTACAGTAACTGCAAACACTGGTATTAGTGTTTCGGACCTGGTTGATAATGGAAACTTTATTGCTGGAACAAAAGTTACTCAGATTGATGGAACGACAATCTACACTGATCGCACATCAACAAATAGTGCAACTGCAACCAGTCAGGTTGTAAAGTTCCTTGGACCCACTACGTCATATACATCTCCGAATAGTGTTAAGAGTATCATTATTGGAGGAACTTTTGCTAACAATACAAACAATCAAGTTAATCTGACCGTAGAAGTTCTTGATAGTAGTGTTGGAGTTACTGCTGCAATTGCAAGTAAGATTCCTATTCCTGCAGGTAGTTCGTTCGTCATCTCAGACACAGGAAAGACATTATTAGAGTCTGGTGATGAAGTAAGAGTTTATTGTGATGTTGATGATGCAGTGGATGTAAATCTTAGCATTCTGACAGGAGTTAACTGATGGTAGCACAAGGATATATCGGTAGACATCCTGGAGATTCTTCAGTAGTAATTTCCAGACAATCATTCACTGCATCTGGAATCACAACAGATTTTACATTTGCTTCTGGTTACACCGTTGGTTATTTTGATCTGTATATAAACGGTGTTAGATTAATAGAAGGAACAGATTACACTGCTTCAGATTCTGCTACCTTCGCCGTTTTAAATGGTGGAGCACAGGATGGAGATGTCCTTGAAGGTGTTGCATATAAAGCATTTAATTTAGGTGATACTTATACAAGTAGAGTTGGTATTCAATCTGCTGGAATTGCAATTGGTAATGCAGAAACGTTAAACTTTGTTGGAACTGGAAATACTTTTAGGGTTAATGGTACAACAATTGATGTAAGTATCTCTGGTGGTGCTGGTGCTGGTGGAACATGGACAACATATGATTCCAACACAGGTATTACTACCACTAAGAAAGTTAAGATTGATAATAACTTAGAAGTCACTGGTGTTTCCACCTTTACTGGTATTGCAACCTTTGCCAGTAGTATTGACGCTAATGGTGGAATCACAGCAACAACTGGAACATTTGAAGATTTAACTGGTGCTGGTGCAATTGTATTCAGCACTGGTGATGGAGTATTAGACGATAGCGCCAGTCTTTCATGGACAAGTGGAACTAATACTTTAAATGCTACGAATATTGATTCTAATGGGCATACTGAACTTGATCAGTTAAATGTCTCTGGTATCACTACATTAGGTGTTACTAGTATTTCTCAACTTAGTGTTTCTGGTATTTCCACATTCAACAACGTTAAAATTGTTGGTTCTGGTTCTAATATTGAGTTTACACCAGGTTCTTGGAGTGGAAGTTCTGATTATATGAAGTTTTGGGTTGGTAATAATAATGGAGCACACTATGCAGAAATTGATGCTAGTGGCGGAGCTTTCCAAATTCTTAATACCTCTCATCCATCTGGAACTCTTGACTTCCGTGCGAAGGAAGATTATTCATTTCAAGTTAATGGATATTATTCAATCTTGAATCAAAGTAGTGGTGGAGTAAAACTTTTCCATCCTGCTTCTCAAGGTGATATATTAAGTTATAAACTTGAAACCACTGCTGATGGTATAGCAGTTGCTGGTGTTGTTACTGCAACTTCAGGTATCGTAACTTACTATGGTGATGGATCAAATCTCACTGGTATTTCAGTAGGAATTACTACGACAGCATCATCACCAACAGCAAATAGTGTTGTTACATTGAACTTAAGTTCAGCACAACATCATGAACTTAATTTATCGGCAGGTATTACTACAATCACTTGTTCTGGTGGATCAATAGGAGATTCTCATTCAGTTCTATTAATTCAACCAACTTCTGGTATCGCAACAGTTGGATTCAGTACATATTTCTTATTCCCATCAGGTGCTACTCCAGCAATGTCAGAAGGTGGTGGAAAGATAGATTTACTTTCATTTGTTGCAAAACAAGTAGGAGCAGGGGGTACACAATTACTGGCATCTGCTGGTCTTAACTATCAGTGAGGGTAGATAAATGGGAGCATTAAGAGCGGGATTTCACGGCACTGTAGGACAACCTAGTGCTCAGGTTATTGATGGTAGTTTAAAGTTTGATGGTACATCAACATATCTTAAGAAAACACCAATATTTACAGGAAATAGAAGAAAATTTACTTTTTCTTGTTGGGCAAAACGTAGTAAACTTGCAGTATATCCTGTATTGTTTAGTGCAGGAGCATCAAGTGGCGACCCAGGATATTTGCAATTATCGTTTGAAATTAATCCTTTATCCGTATATATTAGGCACAATACAGGTGGAACCCCTGGAACTTGGACAATTTCAACAAGTGCATCTTTCAGGGATACTTCCTGGTATCATATTGTTATGGCAGTAGACACTACTGCTGCTGCTTCTGATAGAGTTAAATTATATGTCAATGGAGCAGAACAATTAATATCCAATCTTCCTACAATTACAGAAAACTTTGAGTTTCTGGTCAACAATAATGGTGTATTGCATCAAGTAGGTGCAGGTAGAAATCAAGCAGGTGCTACTAGTGTTTGGTATGATGGACATCTTTCCAATGTATATTTCATAGATGGGCAAGTACTCGGACCAGAATATTTTGGATTTACTGACCCACTTACAAATACTTGGAGACCTAAAAAGTTTGAAGGACCAACATCACCTAATAATGGAACAACTTGGAGTAATAGTTTATCTGGAACAACTAATAATACAATAGGTAATCCTACAAATCTTTTTAATAATGATATCACAAGTTATGCAGATAGGAGCATTGGATCTTCTGATCCAATGGATTATACATTTACTCCACCATCAACAATAAGAGCAAATTCTTCAATTAGAATATATGCATTTGCTGCAAATGGACATTCTAATAATCATATTAAAATAACTTACAATAATGGGGTAGAGGCAACAAAGACTGCAGCTGATCTGGGATTAGGAAATCCAGGCGATCTTGCTTGGTTTGATTTAAGTTCATATATCAATTTCCCAGCTGATATTAGTTCTATTGAATATAGATCTATCAGTGGTGGTGGTCAATTTGGTGCCATTGAGATTGATGGTATTTTATTGATAGATGGATTAAATGATCCAAAAGGTTTTGGAACAAATGGTTTCTACCTTCCCTTTGATGGAAACTCACCAATTGGTCAGGACAAATCCAGTAGAGGAAATGACTGGACTCCATGGTACTTTGGTGGTTCTAATAGTATTGAAAAAGCAACAGGGGCACTACCTATTCTTAATACCACTAATGGTGGTAATACTGCTACTGTTGGTGTAAGAACTGATGCAACTGTTGCTGCTGGTGTAGGAACTTGTGCCCTTGCACTTCCATTAGTTGGTATTGCTACTGATGTAAGTAATCAAATTGATAGTAAAAGTTCTCAGAAGAATATTATCTTAAATGGAGATCCAACTGGAATTACTACTGTAAGTAATTTTTACGGTGGAAGTTATTACTTTGACGGAGCTGGTGATTACTTAAATACAACATCAGTTTATTCAGATTTAAATTTTAAGACAGGAGATTTCACCATAGAAGCATGGTGTTATGCAAGTTCTAATGCAAGAGCTGGATTGTGGCAGTTATCTTATACATCTGGTGGACTTAGACCAGATGATCTTCAATTATCTTGTCATTACCAAAATGATAAGTTTAATTTTGGTTCGGCAGGAGGATCAAGAATTAATGGAAAAGAATATTCTACTAATAGATGGCATCATGTAGCAGAAGTAAGAAAAGATGGTGTAATTTCTACTTATATTAATGGTGTCTTAGATCAAAGTTGGACTGATACTAGCACTTATTGGGAAGGTGATACATATGTAGCTGTTGGTGGTTATTGGAATACATCATATCTTTGGAATGGATATATACAAGACTTCCGTATTTACAATGGAGTAGCAAAATATACTGAGAACTTTATTCCTGCTTCTACCAATCCAGATATTCTCCCAGACACACCATCAGGTGTAAGTGGTGGTTCTGAACTTGATAAGATTACTAGTGGTTCTGTTTATTTTGATGGTAATGGTGATAGTTTAAGATTAGAACATCATACTGACTTTGATTTTTCTGAGTCGGATTATACCATGGAAGCATTTGTTTATGTTGATAGTAGCAGTACTGGATATAATGCATTGGTAACGAAGTACTCTACTAACACTCAATCTGATCGATCTTGGTGGTGGGGACTGAATAATAATGGAAGACAAGAATTTTATCATCATTATAATAATGGTTTAAGTGTTATATACGCAACCTCACCCAAAGTTATTTACGATAAATGGACACACTGTGCAGTTGCAAGAGAAGGTAATACAATTAGAATATTTGATGATGGTCAATTAAGCACTACAATAGATTTAAGTTCAGTCCCCGCTTCGCAGACGATGACTGTTGGTTCTGGTCCAGTAGTTATTGGTCAGGATGCTGATAGTAATACTTATGATATGGATGGTTTTATCTCAAATGTAAGAGTAATTAATGGAACCGCACTTTACACATCAAACTTCACACCACCAACAGCACCACTGACTAATGTAACCAACACTAAACTTCTTTGTTGTCAGTCCACTACTGATGTTACAGAAGGTGCTGTTAAACCTGCTGATGTATCTTGGGTGCCAACAGGGTATACCTATTGGAGTGGTATGAATGATAATTGGGATGTTAGTGGAACTACTACATCTGATATTTCAGCAACAGGAGATGGTGATTGGATTGCTACTTCTCTACCTACCTCTGGAAAGTATTACTTTGAGACAATTGTCAATAACCCAGGTCAATACAGAGTAATAGGTTTTGCTATAGGACAATCTGGAGCAGGAGCAAATTATCTTAACAATATGTTTGGATACTATTTTAATGGTACTGGAACTCCACCCAAATTCCTGACAAGAAATTCTAGTGGTGCTACCAGAGCTGCTACTGGTGTTGTTCACGGCCAGGATGCTGATCTAGAATTCTATGATGGTGATATTTTAATGTGGGCATGGGATGCTGATGATGATAAGATCTATTTTGGTCATAATGGGAATTGGTTTAATGATGGTGATCCTGCAGCAGGAACAGGGCACATTATTGAAAATGAAGATTTATCCGCATCTAGTTTTTATTTGAAGGTTGGATACATGAACTCTGGAGGACACTCACTTAATAAATTAAGTCTTACTAATGTGCCTTCTAGTGAATCAGGTTCTAGTTCATCAATTGTATCAAGTAGAGAAATATCTAATTTCAATTTGCATAATAAAGCATCCAACTTTAATCCATTCAACACTGACATCAATACAGTTCGTGGACAAGAGACTGGTTATCCAACTTGGAATCCACTAAGAGTGTCTGGTCAAACACTTTCAAATAACAACATGACTACTACTGGAACCAGTAACAATGTTCTTGGTTCGATGTTTACTCCTACTTCTGGAAAATTTTATTGGGAAGTAATTGCTGGATCTGACTATACCATGACAGGTATTCAGAGAGAAGATAATTATCACATGGGATATCCTGGACATACTAATGGGCAAATTGCTCTTTACTTAAATGCTGCCATGGGTAGTGGACAATTATATGAAGCTGGAAGCATCACTTCCAATTGGGGTGGAGGTGTTGCTGGTGATGTAATTGGTGTTGCTCTTGATATGGATAATAATAAAGTATACTTCTACAATAATGGTAGAGGATTAGGTCCGGGTGGAATCACAGGAACTCCAATAGCAGTTGATGTTCCCACTGGTGGAGGATATACTGCAAATTGTAGATCTGGTAGTGGTTCATCTGATGGACCATCTACAATTAATTTTGGACAAACACCCTTTAAGTTCCCACCACCTGACGGATTCCAACCACTGAATAGTGCCAATATTCGTCCAGAAACTGTGATTGCTCGTCCCGATCAGTATGTTGGAGTGACGACTTATACTGGTACGCAGCTAACGCAAAGTATTGATCATTTTAATTTTAAACCTGATTTGGTATGGATAAAAGTAACTGATAATCAACGATCAAACTTTCTATTTGATAGTGTAAGAGGTGCTGAAAACTATCTAATTTTAAATACTGCTGGAACACAAGTTAATGATAGTACGTATCTAACATCTTTTGACTTAAATGGATTCACTGTCAGTACAAGTCCAGATGTTAATCGAGATACATCAGAAATTGTTGCCTGGGCATGGAAAGCAGGTGGAGATTCAGACACTTACAATGTTGATAATGTAGGATATTCGACTTCTACTGATATTAATATGAGTGTTGGTGCTCTGACTAGTGTTTCTTATGACCAAAGTCAGACATGGAGTAATTTAGATACATATCCCAATTCATATAGTCCTACTACTCCAGCTAATTTATTTAATGGAGTGGTATCAACAGCAGAGGCAGATTTTTGGTATTCAGCTGGAGCTAGCACAGTTAGATTTGATAACTTAGTTGATCAACTTCCAGAAATAGTGAATACCATAGAATTATATGTTTATGATAGAAATGGTACTATGACAGTTACTGTTAATGGTAGAGGATCTAATAACTATACCAATACTGGCACTTACAAGTGGATTAAACTGACTCCTAATCAGAAGATAGTTACTTTAACTGTTTCTGGTACAGATTCAGTTTATTGGGGAATAGGAGCTATTAAAATAAATGGAGTAATGTTAGCCAATGCAGGTGTTACTCCTGCTAGTGTTCCATCAATTGCTCCTACTGGTTGTTCTGTTGGAACCAAGCAAGGTTTTAGTATTGTTGATTATGAAGGAACTAGTGTTAATAATTCAACCATTCCGCATGGATTAACGAAAAAACCTCAATTCATTCTTGTAAAAAATAGAACTGGTGGTTTCTACTGGCATGTGTATCATGCTGGTATGGGCATAAAGTATGCTGAAATAATTAATACTAGCACTTTTACTGATAATGCAAATTATTGGACAGCAGAACCAACAGATAATGTATTTACTGTAGGAATAGCAAACGGTATTAATGCTAATGGACATCAACACATCGCATATCTGTGGCACGATGTCCCCGGACTACAAAAATTTGGTATATATGAAGGAAATGCAGATTCTAATGGTGATGGACCGCATATAGAACTAGGATTTAAACCTGCAATTCTCATGTTGAAAAACGCAGATGATACTGAACATTGGTATATTTACGATTCTGAACGATCATCATATAACCCTGCATATCAATCTCTTATGATGAGTAGTAATGCAGTTGAAGAATCTGGTGCTTCTAATACTAGAGTTGATCTTCTTTCAAGTGGATTTAAATTAAGACAATCCAATGGTCCTAATAATTCCAATACTTACGTCTATGCTGCATGGGCAGAAGCACCATCAATCAACTTGTATGGTGGACAATCTACCGCAAGATAAATAACTAAAAAATAAACTCATGTCAAAGCTACAAGTTAATGATATTGTAAATAAGGACGACGACGGTAGTGTTGGGTTTTCTAAAGGTATCGTCGTAACTGGTGTTGCTACTGCCACTACTTTTGATGGAAACCTTAATGCAACTCAGTTAGCATCAGGGACAATTCCGGATGCAAGATTTCCAGCAGCATTACCTGCACTTGATGGTTCTGCACTAACAAACCTAAATATTCCTGCAGGTTTTGACGAACTTGATGCTGCACTGTTTAACTAAATAACTAAAAACATATACCAATGGGACTCAAAAGAACTAAATTACTGGGAATACAGTCAGTAACGGGAATTAATACCGTTGGTATTCTGACAGTTGGAGTTACTCAAACTGCTGGTGGTGTTGGTATTGCATCAACCACATATCTTCGTGGTGTTGTAATGCATAATACTGGATCTGCAACGGCAACATCATCACTTTACATCTATCCAAATGGAGCAAATGATGTATCTGTTGGACAGACTGCATATAGACTAGCAAGAGTTGACCTTGATTCAAACGAAACTTTCTTCTACGAGATGAATTACCCTTTGGTATTGGTTGACGGAGAAAAAATTGTTGTAGAAGTTACTGCACCTGCATCTGGAGGAACAGGTATTGGTAGTGCTATCAACTACCAAATCCTTGGTGATACTGCTATTTGAGGTAAGTAGATATGGGATCAAAAAGTACGAACAACAATAAACCAAATATTACCAAGACAGACGGACATCTTATTGAGTATTTTTCTGATACTTTTTCAAGAGGTAGTCATGCTGGACAACCAACTGTGACTGAATCTCAAGGTATAGATGCAACGGGTGGTTTTATAAGTGTGTATGAGGATCCGACAACTTCGGGAGTTTATTACAAATCTCATACATTTACAGGTTCTGGCACATTTACCGTTAATAGTCTTAACGACGGTTCTAACCAAATTGAGTATGTTGTCGTCGGAGGTGGCGGTGGTGGTGGTGGATATAATGTTTCTTCTCCTAATCCCAGTTATTGGGTTGGCAACAAAGGAACTGCCAGTAATTTTGATGATGGTGGTCCAAATCCAATACAAAGTGCTGGTGGTGGAGGCGGTGGTGTCTATTCTAGACCCATATCTGCTTCAGGAAACACTGGAGATTTTGGACCTATAGCACCAGGTGGTTCTGGTGGAGGTGGTGCAGGACAACCACCAAACCTTGATGACGATGGTGGTACTGGAACTGCTAATCAAGGTTATAATGGTGGTAGAGGATATTATGATCCTACAAATATGTGGAGAGGTGCTGGTGGTGGAGGAGCTGGTGGTGTTGGTGAAAATGGTGGTCCACAATCTACTACTGGTTGGTCTCTACCTGCTAATAATGGTGTCGGCGGAAATGGAGTATATACAAGAATAATAAATGGTGGATTAACTGGTCTTGCTGGTGGTGGATCTGCTGGTGGTAGAAGCGCTGCAGAAGGTGCTGGTTTAGAGAATGATCGGCTACCAGGCGGAACTTTTGGTGGTGGATATGGAGGTTCTAATATAAGAGGTGGTGATGCTTCTGCACACTCAGGTAGTGGTGGTGGAGGAGGAGATAGTGGTGGAGCAGGTTCTGGAGGCGGAGGTGCTGGTGGATATAGAAGTTCTGTTGTAGGAGAATCCAGTGGTGGAGGAGGATCTGCAGAATCTAAATTTACAGTTGCTGCAAATACTTCATATAATATAATTATTGGTAGTGGTGGATCTGGAACTCTTGGATATAACAGTCCCAGTACACATCTTCAACCAAGGAACTCAGCGTCAGTTCCTGGAGATTATGCTGGAGGAGGAGGAAATGGTGCTAGTGGTGTTGTTGTCGTTAGATACCCAGTACCATCATTAACAAGTAACAATTCATATAAAGCATCTGGAGGTCAAGTTTATCAATGGGTTGCTCCCAATGCTAGTGCTATTGGTGATGGAACTCAGTCAATAACTGTTCATGTTTTTACTGAGACAGGAGGTAGTTTTGTCACTCCAGGAACTTTTAATGAAACCATAGAATACTTGATTATCGGTGGCGGTGGTGGAGGTGGAGTTGGTGGCAGTGCTGAAGGTTCTGGGGGTGGAGGTGCTGGTGGTTTCTTAACTGGAACACTACCTGTAGTTGGATCTCAAAATTTTACTATTAATGTTGGTGGTGGTGGTCTTGGAGGAACTCCTACTGTTAAAGCTACAAATGGCGGATATTCTGCTGTGGGAAGTGCTCTGACTGCTTGGGGTGGTGGTCGTGGTGGTTCTGGGTTCGATCAAACAGATAGTGCTGGATCTCCCGGTGGATCTGGTGGTGGGCAAGGATATTCCCCAAATCCAGGAGTTGTAACAGCTCCACTTGATACAAATCAAGGAAATCCTGGTGGACTTTATGATCCCTCCACTTATATGGGAGGTGGTGGTGGAGGTGCTGGAGGTGCTGGTGGTAATAATGGTCATGGTGGAACTGCTAAACAATTCCCAGTAACTTTCCAAAACCCAAATGCTATGGAGTTTGCAAAGGGATATCCTGGACCAGGTGGAACAGATTTTTGGGTTTGTGGTGGTGGAGGCGGTGGTGCATATAATCAAACATATACCTCTGAATTAGGTCGTGGTGGTGGACCCGGTGGTCCTTTTGGTGGTGCTGGGGATGGAGGTTTATCTGGAGGAACAACTTTGCATGTTAGCAATTGCACTCCAGGTAGAAGATACAGTGGAAGTGGTGGAGGAGGATCTTCATATAATGTTCCAGGAATGACTGGTGGTTCTGGTATTGTTCTTATAGCTTATCCAAGTTAATAAATAATAAAATATCAGAGGTATATAATTATCGATGGCTCATTTTGCTAAACTGGATGAAAATAATATTGTTACCCAAGTCATTGTCGTTGGTAACTCAGATATTATTGATGCTCATGGAGTAGAAACAGAAAGTATTGGAGTTGCTTTTTGTCAAAGACTCGTCGGTGCTGATACCAACTGGAAACAGACCTCATATAATAGCAATATGAGAGGCAACTATGCAGGTATTGGTTTTACTTACATGGAGAATGTTGCTACTCTGGGTGTTGGTTCTACTGACATCTTTATCAGTCAGCAACCATATGCTTCTTGGACGATTAGCACTGCAGTAGCACACTGGGAAGCACCTATCGTTCAACCTACACTGACTGATGAGCAGATTGAATCGGGTTGTTATTATTCTTGGGATGAAGATGCATATCAAGAAGATAGTTCAGATCCTAAAACTGTTGGTTGGGTTCTAATTAATCCCGAATAAATAACTAGAAAGTAGTATAAAGATGTCCCAGTTATACGTTGATAACATCAAAAACAGGACAGGGGGTGCTATTGGTGCCCCTAGTGGTGCCGTTGTAACTGGTATTCTAACCGCAACTAATGTATCGGTATCTAATTCTATCACTGCGGGTGGAGAAGTAAAAGTTGGTGACGATGATGGAACTAAAGCAAAAAGTATAAAACTAGGTGATGACGATGATCTAACTCTTTATTATGATGGAAGACAAGGTTATGTAACTTCATATATTGAGTCTGATCAGATGATTATCAGACCAAAGTCTACCCCAAGTGATACATATATTGATATGATTCATGGTGGATCTGTCAGACTTTTCCATGGAAGCAATACCAGACTTTCAACCTCTGCCACTGGTGTGGGTATTAGTGGAGAATTTTCTGTTAGTGGAAATACAGAACTCACTGGTACTGGATCTCTGAAAGTTCCTGTTGGTACAACAGCACAGAGACCAACTCCTACTGCTGGTATGTTCAGATACAACAGCACCGAAGGAAAGTTTGAAGGATATACCACAGAGTGGGGAGAGATTGGTGGTGGAGGGGGTCTTACAACAGCAGCACACGTTGCTAACAATGCTGTTGTAACATTAGACCTCACCGCAGCACAAGATCATAAAGTAACAGCAACTGGTATTTGTACGATTACAGTAACTGGAGGAACTGAAGCAGATTCTCATACTGTAAGACTCATTAACTCTGGTATTGCAACTGTTGGATTCAGTACATATTTCTTATTCCCATCAGGATCTACACCAAGTTTACCAGAAGCAGATGGTTCAATTAGTCTTCTTTCATTCACGGTAAATAGAGTAGGGGCAGCAGGAACGCAACTCCTGACAGGTGCTTCACTGAACTATAGCTGAGGAGATTAGGTAAATGGGAGTAGCAATTCCTCAGGTTATTGCAGAAGATAGAGCATCTGGTGCTCAGATTATTGATGGTAGTTTGAAGTTTGATAATATTAAATTTCAACATCTTACAAAAACATTTAGTAATGAGGGTAATAGACAATCTTGGACTTGGAGTGGTTGGGTTAAACAAAGTTCATTAAGTCAATCTCGTCAAGTTTTATTCGGTGCTTCTGGTGGCAATAATGATACAGATTTACTTGAATTTGGATTTGACACCAACGGACTTTACGCTACAGTATATACTAGTGCGACTCTTACTACTACACGTTTTAGAGATCCAAGTGCATGGATGCACTACTTTGTAAAGTATGATGGCACAGAAATTAAATGGTTTGTTAATGGAGTTGAAGCTCATACTTGGTCGCAGTATAGTGGAAATTTAGGCATTAATGGTATTTGGATACATGATATTGGTAAAGGTACTGCTACTGGTGCTAGGCATTTTGATGGGAGTCTATCCAATGTATATTTCATAGATGGTCATGCACTTGGTCCAGAATATTTTGGATTCACTGACCCACTCACAAATACTTGGAGACCTAAAAAACTAGAATTTCCTAAGAGATCTTTCACTAATCCAAGATGGTATTCTTCTGCAACTTTATATAATAGTGTTGCTGATGTAGTTGCTAACGCTACAGATCGTGGAAATGGTGGTGTAACTGTAACTAATGAGTATTGCTATCTAGTATTCAATGATGGTGGATATGCTCATAATGGTGGTGAGGTACAATCACCCGATTATCCAGTATGGTCTGATGTTCCATCTTTTTCTGGAACAACTAGAGTTTTTTACTATGATAGCAATGATGCCGATAATTGGGTTAACGCCTCATCATATAGTTCAGCTGCTACTGAATGGAATAAATGGAGATATTCAAATTCAGCTACAAAACCTGATTTTCTAGCATACAGAATATCTCCATATATGGGTATTGAAAATGGAAACATGTTGGTATTCTGTGCTAATGCCTCCATTGATAATCCCACACTTGCTGGAACATTAGCATCAATAACTCTTCCAACATTTGATACAAACTCTTTCCACTTTCAAAATGCTGCAGTAGATACTTGGTATACTGGTGGTAATTCATTCTATCTTCCTTTTGATGGAAACTCACCCGTTGGAGAAGATAAGTTTAATAACGGAAATGACTGGACACCAGTAAACTTTGGTGGTTCTAATACTATTGAAAAAGCAACAGGGGCACTACCTATTCTTAACACTATTAGTGGTGGTAAGATTGCTACTGTTGGAGTAAGAACTGATGCAACTGTTGCTGCTGGTGTAGGAACTTGTGTTCTTGCAGTTCCAATGGCTGGACCAATGCCAGGTAATTACACTGATGTAAGCAATCAAATTGATAGTAGGAGTTCAGTAAAAACTGTTACCGCAGACGATAATGCTGATTTCTCAACAGATACTAGTGTTTTCTACAGTGGTAGTTTTAAATTTGATGGAACAAGTGATAAAGTATCAATAGTTGATCATGATGAATTAGATGGATTTGGAGACTTTACCATTGAAATGTGGTGGTATTGTAGCACCCTTAATAGTGGAGAGTATTTGTTAGCTAAAGGTAATTCATATATGCCTTATATGATCTACAATAGTGGATTAGATGTATTAGAATTTTTTGCTTCATCTGATGGATCTCCTACTACCGGATGGGATATTGCAAATGGTGCTAGTTTTGGTAGTAGCATCCCTATGCTTAATAAGTGGAATCATATTGCTGTTACTAGAGAGGGAAGCACTGGTAGGTTATTTTTGAATGGAGTTCAAACTGATACCTTTACTAGTTCATTACCATTAATGACTAGTGGAGATAATGTTACTGTATTTGCAGATAGTACTGGAGGTGCTGCACCAATTGGATATGCTCAGGATCTTAGAATTTATAATGGAGTAGCAAAATACACCAGTGACTTCATCCCTGCTTCTACTAATCCGGATATTCTCCCAGATACTCCATCAGGTGTAAGTGGTGGTTCTAAACTTGCTAAGATTACTGATGGTGCTGTGAGTTTTGGTGGAACTACATCACTTGATTATTTGACCATTCCTTGGTCTTCTGATTTTAATTTAGGAACATCTGAATTCACTATTGAATTTTTTGTTAATTTCCAAGATGATGCAACTACATCAACATTACTATCTTGGGGTACAGACATTGATAATAGATTTGATATAGGATGCCAATCTGCAAATCAACTCCGCTTGCTTGCTAGATCTAGTGGAAATACCCTTATTTTTGGTAGTACACCAATAGGTCCTAAAAAATGGTATCATGTTGCTGTAGTTGGATATTCTGACATAGGTGGCGGATCAACTGCTATTGCTTTATATGTAAATGGAGAAAGAAGATTTATAGCCACTGGTGCATTAGATACATATGCAATGCCAACTGATACTAGTGGTTATGGTATAGAAATTGGAAGAAGAAGATATGCATCATCAGTAACTGATTATTTTGGAGGATTTATAAGCAACCTAAGAATTGTAAAAGGATCTGCAATTTATCCATATCAAATGAATATAACAGTTCCAACAGAATCACTTACAAATGTAACCAATACAAAACTTCTGTGTTGTCAGTCAGTTGATGAGCAACAGAACAATTTCATTAGAATGTTTAGATCTGACAATCTCTACACTACAAGAGCAGATATTCTTTCTAATGCAACTGAGATTTTTGGTGGTGAAACTTTAACTGATGAATATTGGTATATTGTCCCACATGGAACAGAACCAATTGAAGGAACCAGTGGACCCAATATGGTATTCAGCACTGATGCAGGATGGACTACAAATAGTAGATTTTACTGGCGTGATGGTTTATCATGGACTCAAACTGCAGGTGGATATGGCAATCAAGATTATTCAACTGCAGGAGGTGCTGGCACTGGATTTAGTTATCAAAATGGTGATATGGGTGGAACTACATACTCAATTTATCCAGAAAGAAGTTTTCTTGTAGGAAGTCAGAATACTGGTTCATCACCATCAACTTTGAGTGGAAATGTTCCCAATGTAATTAAATATTATAAATTTAATGGTGCAGTAAGACCTTCTTCTGAAACTGATAGTAACTTTAATGATGGAAGAACTTGGAGTGCTGCCTCTCAAACTAATTTTGTTTCATCATCTCTTCCTAATGCATTTAATAATGATACTAGTGCAAATTCTTATGCAGAAACTACTGGAACTGATCAAGAACTAATTGGATCCATTACTTTTGATCCAGCAATACCAATCAGTTCTATTACAACCTTTAAAGTAAGTGCAGTCGCAAATGGATCTAATAGTCAGAATTGGGGATTTAATGGTGGTTCTATGACTGCCAGAGTATGTAATGGCATTACAGATTTGTCAGATCTTTTACCAAGTAGTGGCAATCTTACTTCATTTGAGGTTCAAAAAACTGGGACTGGGGTTGCTGTAATTAATGAAATAGAAATTAATGGTGACAGATTGATTGACGGATATGATGGATTTCCACTTGTTGGTAATGAAAATCAACCAGCAACTAACTTTAACCCATTCAATACTGACATCAACACAGTTCGTGGACAAGAGACTAATCATTGTACTTTAAATCCACTTTCTTCCAATAACACAAACATAGCACTCAGTGAAGGTAATCTTCATTTTGAAAAAATCAGTACAGCAGGTTCTTGGGGATCTGTTTATGGAACAATTGGTATGACAACAGGCAAGTGGTACTGGGAAGCAGAGGTGACGGATGTGGTGGATGAAAACCTTGATTTTGGGGTGACTACTCCAGACATTACAACTGGAGGATGGTTTAATGGATCTTTTTCTGTAAACGTAACTTATGCTGTTCTGACCAGTGGTAGCAATGGTGATCATTGGGGATTTGCGATTGATATGGACAACCGCACGGTTCAAATGTATAAAAATGGTATTGAATATCAAACCAGTACTGGGATCCCTAATACTGTAGAGACTTTGTTCCCATGTGTTGCATCATATGGACAGTATCAAACTTCACCTGCTGGAAGAGCTCGCGTAAACTTCGGGCAAAAACCCTTTAAGTTCCCACCACCTGATGGTTTTCAACCACTAAATGGTGCTAATGTTCGTCCAGAAACTGTGATTGCTCGTCCCGATCAGTATGTTGGAGTGACGACTTATTCTGGTAATGTTTCTAGCGGAACAGGAACACAACAAATTAAAGTGGGTACGCAACCAGATTTAGTTTGGATTAAAAAAAGATTTAGTACTAATGCACAACACAGACTTGTTGACTCGGTTAGAGGTCCTAATGAAGAATTATACTCAGACACCGATCAAGACTCCGGATCAAATAATGGATTAAACTCTTTTGATTCTGATGGTTTTACTGTTTGGACAAGTAATGCTGGATATAATGAACTGGGTCAAGACTATGTTGCGTGGTGTTGGAAAGCTGGTGGAGACAAAAATACGTTTAATGTCGATGATGTAGGTTATGCGAATGCTTCTGATGTCAATATGAATGCTGGTGCTCTGAATAGTACTATTTACGATCAAAGTGCTACATGGAGCACCAACTCAACTATGACATTGGCTTCAGGTGCTTTTGACGGTACGGATGTTGGTAGTTCAGGAAATGCTAATTACTCAAGTAGTGGAGAGGTACTGACTTCTTCTTCAATAACGATCAATAATAAATTAGAAATTTACACCAATAGAACACACACTGGTACTACAGATGGTACAAAAATAACTATCAACGGTACGGATTATTATGACAAACCACTTGCTTCAACTGGTTGGTCTGAAGTTGTTATACCCCGTGAAACTCTTCCACTGACTTCAACTGGAAACATTACTATTACAGATACACAAGGTACTTCTGGTTTATGGTCAGTTCGTGTAGATGGTAAACGACTGGTTGATTCTAACGCTACTCCTCCCAACTTTCCAGCAATCTCTGCAACTGGTTGTTCTATTGGAACCAAACAAGGGTTTAGTATTGTAAAATATACTGGATCTGGTACTGATAATGATGAAGTCCCTCATGGTCTTTCACAAAAACCAGATTTAGTAATTGTTAAAAATATAGATAGATCTAGTACTGAATGGCGTGTTTGGCATTCTGGATTTGGGGATAATAGAAACTTAAAACTAGGATCTGATGGGGCACAGGATAAAAACTATTGGGGAGATGGAAACGTTTATGGATATACAAGTTCCGACACCTCCATAATATTATCTGGCCCACCAAGTACAACCACTGCAGAAGATGTTAATCTCAGTGGTGACAATTATATAATGTATTCGTGGCACGATGTACCTGGACTACAGAAATTTGGTACTTTTGTTGGAGTTAATGATCCAGATGGTCCTTTTATTGAACTAGGTTTCCGTCCTGCAATAATATGGGTGAAAAGAATTTCTGGTTCTGGAAATAATTGGGTTGTACAAGATTCTGAAAGACAAAAATATAATCCAGTTAGTGATTACTTATTATTAAATTCATCGGGTAATACTGCGTCAGGACTTGATACAGACTTCTTAAGTAATGGTTTCAAAATAAGAAATACTAATGGAAATATGAATGCATCAAGTACTTACATATATTGTGCTTGGGCAGAATCACCAGCAGTCAACTTGTATGGTGGTACTTCCAATGCCCGATAACATAAATAACTAAAAATAATAATGCGATGGCAATAGGAAGACCAGTATCATTAACTAATAATGTAGCGTCTAAAACCATCAGTGTAACTGCAACAGCAGGTCAAACCCTGTTTACAGTCGCTGGTGGTTATCGCATCAACCAACTTTTAGTTTATCGTAATGGTGTAAAGTTAGCACAAAGTAATGACTTTATTGCCAGTGATGGAGCAACGGTTACGTTAGTAACACCTGCCAATGCAGGAGATAATGTTGACTTCCAAGTATTTGATGACTTTAAAGTTGCTGATGCAATCGTTTCTGCTGCATCATCACAGACAATTCAAGGTGATTTAGCAGTAAATGGAAACTTATATTTTAATAATAATGATTTAGATCTTAATAATATTAATGCTAGTGGTATTGTTACTGCAGTAGGTGGTTTTAATATTGGTATTCAATCTGCAGGGGTTGATGTTGCGACTGGTGTTGTTACTGCACTGAACTTTGTTGGTGCTGGTAATACCTTTGCATATGATTCAACATCTAAGACTGTTGACATCAGTATTGCTGGTGGAGGTGGTGGTGGATTAGGAACCGCAATTAATTATGAAAGTGGAGAGAAAACTCCTTTCAGTTATATTGATAGAACTGCTGAAATTAATGAAAATCTATTAATAGATGCTTCAAATGCAGGAGAATCTGATTCAATTATCATTAGTATCATACCAAACATTGAGGTTAATGCTGGTGTTGCTCTTACCGTTGGAGCAGGTAAGACTATGGTTATTGATGCACTTCAAATAGGAGATCTCTGATGTCAGATTTAAGAGTAAATAGTTTAAGAGGAAGAACTCCAGGATCTGCTCCAAATTTACCCGATGGTGTTGTCGTAACTGGTGTTGCTACTGCCACTACTTTTGATGGTTCTGGTGCAAATTTAACAAGTCTGCCTGCTGCACAATTAACCGGTGCTTTGCCAGCAATTGATGGATCAAATCTGACCGGTATTCAATCTGGTGTATGGACACAAATCGATTCTCAACAGATTTCATCATCAACATCTCTAGTTGATGTTATTTTTGGAGCTAACTCAGGTATTACCACTGCATATGCTCAAATTAAAGTGTATTATGATGTATGGCTCAATTCTGCTGATAAACTTTATGTTAGGGGTGCTCACGGTTTCAGTGGCACTTTTGCTAATGATATAAAAACTACTAACTATTATTGGTCTGGTTTTTGGCATAGGGCAGGAGAAACTAATATGAATTTTCCCACACAAGGAGAAAACGCAGCTAGTGGATTAATTTCTGCAAATACTAATAAGGAGCATCATAATGGGGAAATGATTATTAGTAATGCAGCTGGAAGACTTCATACAACTACTGGCGTAAATTGGCCTGCTTTGGTATATAATACTCAAGGATATGTTGGAGGTGATACTGATGCTCACAACTTTACTATTTCAGGACATTTGAAGGGTGGTGATAACAGTCCACTTCAAGGTATTAGAATTTACAGTGGACAAAATATCATTGCCGGTGAAGTGAGGACATATGGTTTAACCGCATAATATTAATCATAAATAACTAGAAAGTCATAAGATGTCTAGAGCACGCGACCTATCAAAATTAGGAAATCCTGGTGTATTTTCAGTTAGTGCTGATAATAATGTCGGTGTTAACTCAACTGCACCAGTTGAAAAACTAAATGTCGTTGGAGTTGTTTCTGCTACGTCATTTTATGGTGATGGTTCTCAACTTGAAGGAGTTGCAAGTGCAGGATTAGGAACTGCTGTTATTGATGATTCTCCCTATGGTGGCGAGCAGATTTATTATACTAATAAAGAATTAAGAATTAGTGGCAATTTAACTGTAGATGTACCTGATTCTGCAGAGGTTGCATATACTCAGTATCAAGAGATTGTAGTTGATTCTGGTGCTGACTTTATTGTTGGTGACGGTGATGACTTTATCCCAGATATTCTTGGGATTGGTACTGAGGTTCAACAACCTGGATTGCTTTCAGGTGGTGGAGGAAGAGTAAGAGCAGATAATTTTTCAGATAAGTCTGGTACTGGAGCACCTACATTTTCATCTGGTGTAGTTATTACTGGAGTTGCTACTGCAACAACATTCAGTGGCAATGTAACTGGCAATGTAACTGGCAATGTAACTGGCAATGCAACAGGTCTTACAGGAACACCTGATATTACTGTAGGTGATATTACTGCCAACAATATTTCTATTGGTGGAACATTAACTTATGAAGATGTCACTAATGTTGATTCTGTAGGTCTTATTACTGCAAGATCTGGTATTGAAGTTGCTGGTATTATTACTGCAAAAGCAGGAGCAGCACTCACTTATTATGGTGATGGTTCAAATCTAACTGGTATAGCATCAACTGATAATATAAATGCAGGAAGTTTAACTGTTGCTGGTATTTCAACTTTCAATGGTGATGCAGAATTTAAAAAATTACTTCAAGAACCTTGTAATATAGTTGCTAGTAATCTTACAACTTCTCCAAATATTGATTTGGAAAATGGAATGTTCTATTACTTCAGCACCAACGAAACTGGTGTTGGAAAAGCAAATATTAGATATAGTTCTACAGAAGCATTGATGTCTAAGATGGAAATTGGTGATACTGTATGTGTTACTATAATGACAAGACCAAATAATGCAGGATATAATCAAGGTTTGGATATTGATGGTCAAAATGTAAATGTATCTTGGTTGGGTGGTGCTCAACCAACATCAGCAAATAGTGCTGGATGGGATTTATATACTTACCAAATAATCAAACATTCTGCTACAGGAACTTACGCAAACGACACTCATGTTCTAGCTCATATCACAAACTATCAGTGAGGGTAGATAAATGATGAATAACTGGCATAGAAAAGAAAAACCACATCTGAGTTCAATTGGATTAGGTGGGGGTATTGGAAGAAACTTAATTCGCAAGGGTTTTGAACCAGGTGAAGTAGAATTTACAACTGCAGGATCATATAACTGGACAGCTCCTGTTGATGCAGCACATTTTGGTGTCTGTGTTGTTTGTGTTGGTGCCGGTGGTAATGGAGAATCTTCACTTGCTAGAGGATTTGCTGGTGCAGGCGGTGGACTCGGATGGAAAAATAATATTCCTGTAGTAGCAGGACAATCTTATACAGTTGTTGTTGGTGGTGCAGGTGGTGCTAATGGAGACCCTTCATATTTCATAAATTCATCAACTGTAAGAGGTGGAGGTGGAACCGGTAATAGTGGAAGTAATGGTGGAGGAGATTATACTGGAGATGGTGGTGGAAATGGTGGTGCTGGTGGATCAGGTGGAAGTTTATCTTCGGGTGGTGATGGTGCTGGTGGAGGTGGTGCTGGTGGATATACTGGTAATGGTGGAAATGGTGCTTCTTTCTCAGGTGGAACTGGATCGTCAGGTGCTGGCGGAGGAGGAGGTGGTGGTGGATGCCAAGCTATAAACAGCTCTGGATACACATATGGTGGTAATGGTGGTGGTGTAGGTATCTACGGTGAAGGTTCAAGTGGTGCAGGTGGGCCACAGTCTTCTGATACCAGTACAAATCCTGGTGATGCTGGATCTGGTGGATCTGGTACACTTTATGGTGGTGGAGGAGGAGGCAGCAATGGTTCAAGAGTTGGTGGACCAGGTGCTGTAAGAATTATTTGGGGCACCGGAAGAGGTTTCCCAAGCACTTTAACTGGAGATAATGCAACTCCGGCTCCAGCATAAATTGACATTTTCAAGCAACTCATATATAATAGACCTGAATACATTAAACTTGAATGGCATATCAATCAATTTGGTATTTTACTAATATCCCTGAGGATGTTGTTAAACTTATTGAGAAGGATCTGACTGAAACTTTTGATCCTCAAATGGCAGACTCCAAATTGTATGGAGATGCTCTCAATAAAGAGAAAAGGAACTCACAAAATGCATGGATTCCTACTCAACACTGGGTTGGTGGTTTCTTGTGGCACTATATTGAACGAGCAAACCGTGAGAACTTCTTGTATGACCTGCGGTGTATTGATGGAGAATCAATGCAATATACCAGGTATCAAGAAGGTCAGTTCTATGGATGGCACAATGATGCAGGACTTGCTACACAGTACAAACCTGTAGCAGTTGGTAATCGAGTCGAAGGTTTGGGTCAAGACTTTGTGAATGAAAACATTGAGCAGGTTCGTAAGTTGTCCTTTGTGATGCAACTTTCAGACCCTGATGATTATGAAGGTGGTAACTTGCAGTTGTTGGACGAAGCAGGTAAGAGTTATATTGCACCTCGTCAACGTGGAACAGTTATCTTGTTTGACTCCCGCACACAACACCGAGTTCTGAAAGTTACAAAAGGAACTCGTAAGTCTATCGTTGGATGGACTGTTGGACCCCGTTGGAAGTGAGGTAGAATATGGCAGAAGGAATGACACAAGAGCAAGTTGCTTTTCAAGAAAGAGTAAACTCTGGAACAGCATGGACTCGTAATGAAAGTTTTGAGAAGAATGGATATCTAGTAATTAAAGATCTTTGGGATCCTAAAGAACTTTATTCAGAAGTTCCAGAACAAAAAGGTCAATATAACTATTGGGATAAGAACCCAGAACATTTCAATCATGTTCCTGTAGAGAATCAAGTTGAAGGATCTACTTCACGTTATTGGCACCCACAATATCGTGAGATTCACTCTGGTATTCGTATGAAACTGGAGAAACATCTTGGTCGTAAGTTGTATAATACTTACTACTATGATCGGTTTTATAACCCAGGACAAGCACTGACAATACATGCTGATCGTGATGCATGTGAGATTTCAGTAACAGTTCATATCAGTACTAATCTTGAAGGAGATGCTGCTGATTGGCCTATCTGGATTAAAACACCAGATACATATGCTGATAAAACTAAAATGGTTATCACTGAAACTGGAGAGAACCGATCTGTAGTTCTCCAAGCAGGTGATGGTATGGTTTACAAAGGTTGTGAACGTCCACACTGGAGAGATCCAATGCCTACTCAATATGAGAAGAAAGGTTTGTTTGGAAGAAAGCAAGTTGAGAAAGAAGGATTGTATTATCATCAAATCTTCTTCCATTATGTTTTACAGGATGGACAAAGAGCACAATGTGCATGGGATAGTGCAAAATAATTTACAGACCACCAATATGGTGGTCTTTTTTTATGATAAATAACTAAAAAATTACTATAAAATGTCAAGAGTAAGAGCCGACCAATATACAAATAATGCTGGAACTGGTTCCCCTTTGTTTACTCATGGTGTTAGGGTAACTGGGGTTGCTACTGCCACTACTTTTGATGGAAATTTAACTGGTAATGTTACAGGTATTGCTGATACAGCAACTAATGCTGAAGGTTTAATTGGAGTTCCAAATGTAATTGTTGGTGTTGCAAGTGCATCGCAGTTTAAAGGACCAGATGGTAATACTGCATTCTTTTATGGTGATGGATCTGGATTGATTAATGTTTCATCAAGTTCCATTACTGGAATTAATATTAAAAATGATGGCAATGTAATTGGTGTTGCTGCAACAATCAATTTTGGTGCAAACTTAGATGTAAGTCCTGCTAGTGCTGGTATTGTTACGGTCACAGAAGCACCATACACAACAACAGCAACTGCAACTGGTAAGACATTGATAAATAGAGAATATTGCACTGTTACTGCAGCAGGGCAAACTATTACATTACCAGCAACTCCTAATGAAGGAGATGAAGTTGGTATTCAAGTTGGTAATTTTACTGACACAGTAGTTGCACGTAATGGTTCAAACATTATGGCACTTGCAGAAGATTTTACTATGGATATTGCATACTTAGCAGTTCAGTTAGTTTACATAGACGCAACACAAGGATGGAGGTTTGTCTGATATGAGCGCAGCAACTCAGTTTTTTGGTGGAGGTGGAGATCCAGCACCAGCAAATGGAACAGATATTCGCATTCATCTAGTTGGTATGGGTGCTGGCGGTGGTGGCGGCCAGGGTGGTGGCGGTGGTGGCGCAGGCAGACTATTAGACATGACAAATGCTATTGTTTCTACCGGATCTACTATCAATATAACTATTGGGAATGGTGGCACTTCACCAGGAGCTGATGGAGTTCCTGGGGGAAATACAACTATTACATATATAACTCCTGGTCCAACTAGATATGGTTATTTTCCTAATTCTTCTAGTGGAATGGTCTTAGAAGGAGGTGGTGGTGGATCAAATTCACTTAGTCAGAATTCCAACCATGGACGAGGATTTGATGGTGGATCTGGTGGGGGAGCAATGGGATGCCCACCATCATATACTGGTAATTTAAGAAACGATGGTGGTTTAACCACAAAAGCAACACAAGAGTCCATTGGAAATCAAGGTGGAAAATATTTGTACAGCACAACATCTAGTGGACATCCTGGCGGTGGAATGGATTTTCCTAGCAGCAACGGTGGAGGTGGAGGTGGAGCAGGATCTGCTTCAGTATTCAATAGTGGTGTTGGTGGAAGTGGTGTCTTTTATGATTTCACTGGTTCTAATATTGAATATGCTTCAGGTGGTGACTGGGTTAATAATGTTGCTCCTGGTGATGAATATGGAAGAGGAGCAAATTCTGGGCCGACTCAGCAGGCACAGGCAAATCCAGGAGCAGTATTCATTAGATACCCAACAGTATATGCAGAAGCATCTGCAGTAAGTGGACATGATACTGGTATTAGTACATCAGTTACTCCAGGATACCATACTTATGTATGGCATGATTCGAACACACCTGGTTCCATCACATTCTAATAAATAACTAAAAAGTCATAAGATGTCAAAAGTAAGATCTGATAATATATCCAACAGGGCAGACGATGGAGCACCAAAGTTAACTTATGGTGTTGAAGTTCCTGTTGGATACGGTATTACTGGTGCGGGTGGTATTAACATAACTGGTGTAGTTACTGCTTCTTCTGCTAATTTCACTGGTAATGTTTCTATTGGTGGCACTCTGACATATGAAGATGTAACCAATATTGATTCTGTTGGTATTGTTACTGCAAGAGATGGTATTAGAGTTGGTGCAGGAGAGAGTATTGGTCCTATAAGTGGAACAATTACTTATTATGGTGATGGTTCAAACCTAACTAATCTTCCTGCAAGTGGTGACTCAAATGACATCACTGCATGTCTGTTCCTCTGATAAATAAAGGAAAAAAGTAAAATGGCGCTCAAAAAGACTCAGTTATTAGATATTGTATCAGTCAGTGGTATTGCTACGGTTGGTATTCTGACTGTTGGGGTGACTCCTACTGCAAGTGGTGTTGGTGTTGCGTCTACCTCTTATATCAAAAACATCATTATGCACAACACTGGATTGGGAACTGCAAGGGTTTCACTCTACATTAACCCAGATACCACTCCAGTCTTAGGTTATGGAGTCACTGCAAATAGATTCCTTAGACTTGATCTTGCACCAAACGAAACAACATTCTTTGAATCAACATATCCACTTGTAATGACTCACCATGATAGTCTTACAGTAGAAGTCACACCACCAGATTCAGGTGGAACAGGTATTGGTTCTGCAGTTAATTTCCTTGTTAATGGCGACACGGATGTTTGATTATGCCACCAGTAAAGTCTTTAGGAAACAGTCGCGCTCAGTATAACTATAAGTTTGGATTAACTGGTTTTGAGGCAGCACTGCCACCACCAGGACCAGTTTATAGTGATGATGTATTCAGTACTTATTTGTATGAGGGCACGGGTAGTGCTCAAAAAATCACGAATGGGATTAATCTGAGTGGTGAAGGTGGTCTAGTGTGGTTGAAGGGTAGAGAATCTCTAAGCGCACCTTACACAAACTTAGAGCTCCACTGTTTATTTGATAATGTGCGAACAGGAGCAACTGGGGGATCTGCGGGTGGAGGAGGTCGTTTAAGAACAGACTCTGATCAAATACAGCAACCTGATACATATTTAGATTCGTATAACTCAGACGGGTTTACATTAACGAGTACATCTTCTGTTAATGAAGCAAGTATTGTTAATGAAAATGGAAAAGATTTTGTTTCTTGGTCATTCCGCAAACAACCAGGATTTTTTGATATCGTAACTTACGAAGGTGATGGAAATAATGGAAAAACAATTCCCCATTCGTTGGGCAGCACACCTGGGTTTGTGATGATTAAAAGACTTGATGTTCAGGGTTCTAGGTGGATATGTTGGCATAGATCTACTGGTACTGCTCATCTTGTCCTTAGTGCTTCTGAATATGCAGGAGAATCATACAACAATTATTTTACTGTAGACGCATCAAATATTACTATTAACAGTAGTAATGCTACTACAAACATTGATGGATCTAATTATATTGCCTACATCTTTGCACATGATGATCAAAGATTTGGAACAAATGAAGACGAAAGTATTATTAAGTGTGGGAGTTACAACGGGATCTCTTCTGGAGGTATTCAGGTAAATTTAGGATTTGAACCGCAATGGGTAATGATTAAAAGATCCTCCGGTACTGCCACATCCTGGACTAACTGGGTTATATTTGACAATATGCGTGGAGTACTTGTTGATGGTGCTGAATCACCTCTGGCTGCAAATTTAGGCGCCGAAGAAAACAGCACTAATTTGTATGGATCGGACAATCTTATTGAATTTAACCCAACTGGTATCAAAATTGATCCAACTGGACAAGAGTTTACGAGTGTAAACACAAACGGTGAAACTTTTGTATACATAGCAATTCGTCGTCCACATAAACCAATCACTGATCCAACGAAGTTGTTTGCTGTGGGTGGAAATACTTCATCTGAACCTGAGTATGTTTCTAACTTTGTTGTTGATATGGCCTTCCATAGAAATCTTGGAACTAATTTAACAGACGACACTGCTATCTTCTCTAGATTAACAGGATCAAAAGCATTAGTTACAAATTCAACTGCTTCTGAAACTACATCCACCATAGATCAATTTGACTTTATGGATGGTTGGGGTGATAATCAAGCAAATGATAGTAATTATAAGTCTTGGATGTTCCGTCGTGCTCCAGGTTTCTTTGATGTAGTTGCTTATGATGGCGACAGTGATGCTGCAAGACAAATCCCTCACAATCTTGAGGTTAAACCTGAGATGATTATTATAAAAAATAGATCGTATACTTCTGGGTCAAACTGGACAGTTTGGCATAAAGACATTTACGATACAACAATGGTGTTAAATGGCAACGATGGATGGGTTAATGGTGGACCATCTTCTACTTACGGTGGCGGAGGTGTTGGATCTACCACTGGTACTGCCTTACTTTCATCAACCAGCACATACTTTAAACCTGCTAGTGGGTTTCTTGAAAATAGTACTGGTGAAACTTACATTAGCTACCATTTCGCCAGTCTTCCCGGTGTAAGTAAAATTGGAACCTATACAGGTACAGGTGGTGCTTTCAATGTTGATTGTGGATTTTCTAGTAGTGCTCGGTTTGTCTTGATTAAACGTGCTGACGAAATTGCCCCAGGAAATGCTGGTAATTGGCGTGTTTATGACACATCTCAGGGAATTGTTGATGGTGGCAATGATCCGTATTTTGAATTAAATACACAAGATGCTCAAATTACTAACAACGACGGTATAGATTCTTACCAAAACGGTTTTGCCCTTACTGGTTCAGGTAATTTTGAGATAAATGCCGATGGAGGCACCTATATTTACCTTGCTATAGCATAAATATCTAAAAAAGTCATATGGCACCACTTCGTTCTTTAGGAAATACTGCATCAATATTTGATGACTTTTATGGTAGAACAGGAAAAGATGCTGCAACTAACCCTTTTGTGCATAGTTATTGGTTTGCTACTTTAAGTGGCAACGGATCGGATGATGACGAACCATATGGAATTGCTGTTGATAGTGAGAATAGTGTTTATGTAACTGGATTCTCCGAATCACATGGTTTTGGTGATAAGGATGCTCTAATTGCCAAATTTGATTCATTGGGAACTCTTCAATGGCAAACTACTTTAGGTGGATCTGCTGGTGATAGAGGACGTGGAATTGCTGTAGATAGCTCAGACAACATTTACATTACTGGAGAAAGCAGTACTAATGGTTTAATTGCCAAATATAGTTCATCTGGATCTCTTCTATGGCAACGTGTTTTAATTGGAGGAACTACTGCTGGATATTCAGTTGCTGTAGATAGTTCGGATAATGTTTATATATGTGGAAGAACTACTTCTGGTGCAGGAGCTCCACTTTTTATTGCCAAATATGATTCATCTGGAACTCTTCAAGGTCAACGTTTTTTAGGTGTTAATACTGCTACTAATGGATATGGTGTTGCTATAGATGGTTCAGACAACGTTTACGTATTTGGAGATACCGATGGAGATGGTGCTGGAGATTTAGATATGTTGATTGCTAAATATAATTCTTCTTTATCTATTCAATGGCAACGTACTTTAGGTGATTCTGTTAAAGAAGAAGGATATGGATGTGATGTAGATAGTTCAGGTAATGTCTATGTAACTGGTTTCACACAAACTGACAGTAATACGACTACTGCAATACTTGCCAAATACAACACATCTGGAGATATCCAATGGCAACGTAGTCTTTCTACGACTAATAAATATGCTATTGGATATGCAATTGCTGTAGATGATACAGGTAATAACGTTTATGTGGGTGGAGTGACCAATAAACTTGACTCTGGGAATAGTTATGATGTGCTTATTGCCAAATATAATTCATCTGGAACTCTTCAATGGCAACGTACTTTTGGTACTAATTCTTCTGAGAGACTAGAAGGCATATTTGTAAAGGATAATGTTGTTTATGCATGTGCAAGAACTGGAATACCTGCAAAATATTTAATTATCAAAATTCCTGCTGATGGATCTTTAACTGGCACATACGATGGCGGAAATTATGTTTATCAATCATCATCACTCACTAGTGCTACATCAGGACTCACTAATGATGAATCAACATTGACTGATGGTGCAGGTGGTTTTACCTCTGATAGTAACACCAACTGCACCAATCAAGCATCAACCTTCTCTTCATCCTCCGATCCGATAGAGTAAAATAATTATACATCTAACTATAAATATCTAAAAAGGTTATAAAATGGGCGTCAGATCTACAAATACCACACAATCTTTTGGCAGCGACTTTTATCGTAGTGGTTCTGATGTAACAAGAGCCTATGTTAACCAAGTATATACTGAAGATGTGTTTCACACACAAATATATGATGGAATTACTAATGGTGGACAAACTATAACAACCAATATTGATTTAGCAAATAGAGGTGGATTAGTTTGGATTAAAAAGACAGATGGATCACAAAACCATACTCTTTCAGACACCGAACAGGGTTTAGAATATCATGGAACTACTGCAGCAGCAGCTGCGTTCGGAACATCTAATACCAGAGTATCATCACCAACATCAACAGGATTTAATCTTGGTAGTGATACTGATGTTAATGAAGCTGGTAAAAAATATGTTTCATGGACTTTTCGTAAAGAACCAGGATTTTTTGACATCGTAACATGGGACGGCGATCCTGGTACAGGTGGCAGGACACTTGAGCATTCACTTGGAAGTACCCCTGGATTTATCATAGTTAAGCAGACAACAGGAACATCTAAGAACTGGGCTGTTTGGCACCGTAGTTTGCCTACTAGTCCAGCAGGCAGTCACATGTACCTCAACACTCCAGGTGGTGTTGTTTCAAATACTGTTGTGTTCCCGTCAACTTCACCAACTAGCACTCAATTCGGTGTTGGTGAGTTCTCAAATGTAGATGGTGAAAGTTATGTAGCATATCTTTTTGCACATGATGATCATAGATTTGGTGATTATGAAGATCAAGATATTATCAAGTGTGGAAAGGAAACAATGCCCCCATCAGGAGATTGGCATGATGTAGATCTTGGATGGGAACCACAATGGATATTAGTAAAACCAGATGCAACTACAACAAATTGGCAGATATTTGATAGTAGACGAGGTATTGTAACAACTGGAGACTCAGGTGCAGCTACTGGAAATGAACGAGAATTAAATCCTAATACACCTAACGGTGAAGACCCTGCTGGAGCAGAAATGCTAGAACTAACTGGAAATGGTTTTAGGATAAAAGTTGGACAATATGGAACAAATAATGACGTATATTATGTTGCAATAAGAAAGGGTATAAAGAAACCAACTGATGCAACAAAGGTATTCAATCCAGTAGTATACACTGGTGAAACTGATGCTGATGGAAATGCATTAGCGCAAGATTTTGCACCAGTAGATCTTTATGATGGTGGTCGTTTATTTTGGGCAAAAATATATACAGGATCAGGAAACGGTACAGGTCATGTTCTTGCAACGAACAAAACTGGACTAGTATCTGTAACTAGTTCTTCATCTGGAAGTGAAACATCATTTGCAAACATAGTTTGGGACGATCCAGAGTTTGTTCAATTAAATTCCCAGTATATGAACTTAGAGACTAATACACACATATCTTGGAATTTTAAGACTGCTGCAGGATTTTTTGATATTGTCACATGGCAGGGAAATGATGCAGCAAATAGAGCACTTACCCATAATCTTGGAGTACAACCAGAACTTTTGATTACGAAACGGAGAACTGCTAATGATAACTGGAATATTTCTACTCCAGATTTAGTTACCAGTGGTGAAGGTTTCTTCTTTAACACTCAAGGCAAACAAACAGGAGTGAGTGCTTTTGGTGTTAATGGTGTTCCTGCACCCACTTCTTCAGTTTTTTATGTTGGGAGTGATACTATTATTAATGGAAGTTCTGATAATTATATTGCACTATTATTCGCAAGTTGTCCTGGAGTATCAAAAGTTGGAACATATTCAGGAAACACTGGTAATAATGTTGATGTTGATTGTGGATTTACTAGTAATGCAAGATTTGTGATGATTAAACGCACTGATACTCAAATTACTGGAACATCAAATGAAGAAACAAACTGGTGGATATTTGGTGAAAATCTTGGAATAACCTCTGGTAATGACTATGTTATGCAAGCAAATACTTCAGACGCAAGAGTTACTGCAAATTGGTTAAGTCCGCATCCAGACAATAAAGGATTTAGAGTTAATAGTGGTGCTATTGCAGCATTAAATGCAACTGGTGGAACATATCTCTATCTTGCTATTGCATAATTTCTCATAGATAAATAGAAAAAAGTCTTGGGATAATGACTAAAGCAGTAACACTTGCTGAATTAGCAGATCAAAATGTATTAACAGCACTTGATAATAAAGTCGGTATTGCAACTACCAACCCCCAATCTACATTGCAGGTTGGAACTGGTATTACGATGGATGGTAATGCTGGTGTTATTACTGCACAATCATTTGTTGGTGACGGTTCTGGTCTTATTGGTGTTGCATCTACTGATAATATTATCACTGGAACAGCTGCTACATTCAACAATGTAGTTAAAGTTGGAACTGGTATTACGATAGATGCTGCTAACAATGTAGTTAAAGTTGGAACTGGTATTACGATAGATGCTGCCAGTGGTATTATATCTGCAACTGGTATTGATGTTACCGGCAATTTATCCGTCGATAGTAATATATCCGTCGATGGTAATATATCTGTCGATGGTAATATATCTGTCGCTGGAACTATGACATATGATGATGTCACTAATGTGGACTCTATTGGTATTGTTACTGCACGATCTGGTATTGTTGTTGTTGGTGGTGGTGTAACAGTTACTGGAGTATCAACATTCTATAGTGCTGTAAAGGTTGGAACTGGTATCACTATAGATCCTACCAGTGGTGTTATCACTGCAACAAAATTCTCTGGTGATGGTTCTGGTCTGATTGGTGTTGCATCCACTGATAACATTATCACTGGAACAGCTGCTACATTTAACAATGTAGTTAAAGTTGGAACTGGTATCACTATGGATTCCGCTAGTGGTATTATTACTGCAACATCTTTTGTCAAATCCGGTGGAACACCGGCACAGTATTTGATGGCAGATGGAACAACAACTGAAGGTGATTCATTAACTAAAGGGTATATTGCTGGTCTAAGTGCCTTCCTCAATTAATAAATAAATCACAAAGGGTTTAAGAAATGGCTGCACCAAACATACTGAATGCAACATCAATTTATGGTAAGTCTATGGGAGCTGCTCTCAGCACCACTGACACTACAGATATTTTGACATGTGCTTCTGATAAAGTTCTTAAGATTAAAAGTATTTTAGTTTCTAATGTTGATGGAACTAGTAATGCTGCAGCAACAGTATATTTTTACGATAGTAGTGCAACAACTAGATATGCATTAGTAAAAACTGTTAATGTGCCAGCAGATGCATCTTTAGTTGTGTTAGGAGATAGTTCAATATTATATTTGGAAGAAGGTGATCAAATTGAAGCAGGTGCAAGTGCAGCATCAGATTTAGAAATAGTTATTGCATACGAAGAACTTGATGATGCCTGATTATGAGATACAACGGTTCTATCAATGGAGTTCAAAATAACTCTTCACCCACATCATCACCTGGAATGTGGTCAATTAATGATGTGCAAGAAAATTTAGTTGATGCAAACTGGCCAGGAGACGGCACAGCTTCTTTTGAATACCTTCTAGTCGGTGGAGGTGGTGGTGGAGGAGGAGGCGTCACTACCGATGCTTGTGGTGGTGGAGGTGGTGGAGGACAAGTTTTAAGTGGAACTGGTCCTATAGATTTGCTTACTTATTATGCTATAACTGTTGGTCAGGGAGGATCTAGTGGAAATGGTTTTTCTTCTGGATATGATGGTAGTACAACTAGTTTTTCTCAATCGGGTGGAGGCGGAGGAAATTTTTCTGCAGAAGCAATAGGTGGTGGAGCAGGACAAGGAGTTAATGCCCCCAGTTCAAACACTCCCTTTGCTAATGGTGGCGGTGGATGCAATAAAAGTAATACCACTGGTAGAGCAGGAATTAATTATACTGGTGGAGATGGTCAAAATACGAATGCAAAAGGTGGTGCTGGTGGCGGAGCAGGAGCAGGTGGAAATGGTAGTGACGGAACAGCTGGTGGAAATGGTGGAAATGGTGGAAATGGATTTCTTTCCACTATAACTGGAGCAAACGTTTATTATGGAGCAGGTGGTGGAGGAGGAAGTAATGCTGGTTCAGGAGGAGCAGGAGGAGCTGTTGGTGGTGGACCTGGAGGATCTGCTCCAGATGGTGGTACAACATCAACTGAAGATACAGGAGAACGAGCTACTGTTAGAAGCACTGGTTGTGGTGGTGGTGGTGCCGCTGTTTGGGGCGGTTCACCATCTAAATATGCGAATGGTGCTCCTGGAGAAAATGGGTGTGTTATATTAAAATATCCAAATGTATATGATATTTCTATAAATGCTTATGGACACGGACAAGGTAATGGTGGTCCAAATTCTCCAGTTGGGGTTACTGTAAAGAATCATCCTGATGGTGTTCATAAAGTAGCAACATTTATATCGGGAAATCAACCTAGTTTTTATTGGGTAAAGTCCGCATCTATATCTACAAGGGAGATTTAAAGTGGGAAAAAGAAATGGTTCTTTAATAGGCAAAAAAAATGTTGGAGCAGCAACCACTGCTACTTATAATGCGTCTGGTGTCTGGGGATTAAACGATACTCAACGTGTGATGGGTGAAGATAATTCATCTACACTAAAATCTAAGATACAAATTCAGTATCTTTTGGTTGGTGGTGGTGGAGGTGGCGGTGGATCAAAGATTCCCAATATTCGAGGTGGAGGTGGCGGTGGTGGAGGTATGAAAGAAGGTACTTTAATTCTTGATAGTGGAACTCAACTATACGTTAAAGTAGGAGAAGGTGGTAGTGGTGGAAATAATCAATATCCAGGAGGTACTGGACAATATAGTAGGTTAGCAACTCCTCAAGTTGAAATTAATGGATGGGGTGGTGGACATGGAAATGGATATAATTCCGCCCCAGATAATGATAAATGGGGAGCATCTGGTGGTGGACTAAACAACTATGCAGGTGCCGGGGCTCAGGCACACATTGGATATGTGAATCAAGGAAATCCAGGTGGACAACTATTTACTGGCAATCAGACCGATTATCCATCATCAAATCAATCGGCAGCTGGTGGAGGTGGTGCTGGAGATAAAGGAGAAGATGCTGGTAGTGCTTATGGTGGAAATGGTGGTATAGGTAAACAGAGTTATATCACTGGTACTGGAGTGTACTATGCAGGTGGAGGTGGTGGAGGTGCCCGTGATGGGCATAATAGAGGAATGGGTGGAGCTGGTGGTGGAGGTAATGGTGGTGTTGCACCACCAGGTTCATCACCAGGTTTTGAAGATGGATATAATGGGCAAGTAAATACTGGTGGAGGTGGTGGAGGTGCTGCAACTGGATCTAATGGTCAGAACTCTTCCTCTGGAACTGGTGGAGATGGTGGAAGAGGAATTGTTATTTTAAGATACCCTAATTCAATAGTTTGGTCGGGAGGATTAGGATTAACATATGGTAGTCATACTCCGATTCCTGGCACAGATGAACGATATATTCAATTTACACAGGGAACTGGTAACATAACAATAGTCACTCAATAAACCGTCCACAGACCCTCTGAGATACCCTCAGGGGGTCTTATAGTAGGTGCATACAGCACTTAGGGGGTATGACTACCACTCACAAGTTAATCTTCATTGCATCGTTCTTCTGGTTGATGAACTGGGGAACCCGTGTAACTGCATTGCTACTTGACAAGTTCTGAAATCCCTGTAAAATAACTCTGTGGAGGTTAATCAAAGTATGAAGACTGAGTTTCTCTGTGTCCAACCTAAGAGCTCTAAGGCAAAGAATCGTTTTGCCAATCTAATGGACAACTTGCATTCTTGTCGTGTAGAGAAGAGATTGGATGGCAAAGTATTCCTTGCATCTATCTCTGGTAAATACTTCTTTTGGATGAGTGAATCATCCGATGACCACTGGGAGGTTATTAAATGAAAGATCAGTACACAATCAATGACGGTGAATCTAAACAAGACAAATGGAATCGTGGTCTTGACATTTTTATTGAGTCGGTGATTAAACCTGACCCAGCACTCCGTCAATGTGCTCACAATCAAAGGTGTTATCATGAATTGATGGATATCCGTGGCGATGTTCTTCAGTATTTGAAGTCTAAACGATGGAACTAATTAAACCAGAAGATCCACAGTATTTCTCATTTTCTTCCGACGAACTTTATGATCGTCATCACTATAAAGTAATCAGTAAATCTGGTGAATCTATTACTGTGGATAACTGGGAAGATTTGAGGAACATCTGGTGGAATAGAAAACAATTTCTTTCACATGTAGAAGTCATTGACAAACCAAAAGCAAGACAATCCAGAGGATTTCAATAGAGTTCCTCACGTTTTAATGTTCTTAGGTGTTATCTTTGCCACTCTTTGTGTCATTGTGGCAGGATACATACATGGAAACATGCACCTTCTTACTACACTGAAAAATGCTGCCAATCCTTAACTTTTTCTTTGCTGCATTATTATGGGTTCAGGTTCCACAATGGTCCGATG